GCTCTTCCGATCTCTCATTTGTGATCGATCGAGAACTCGCATGATTTTTTAGGAAGGAGCGGGGGTGGATGAAAAAGACCGTCGGTTTTAACGAACTGATGAAAATGGCCGAGAACTTCGGTGTGGCGGATAACGCTTTGTTCATTTCCGCTGCGAATCAGTACGCGATCCAGGTCAAAGTGATCCAGAAGATCGAGTCCGTGCTGGATAATACGGACGCGGTCGTCACGAAGTCGTATGTTAAGGAAGTCGAGAACCTCTATTCGAACCCTATGATTAAGGAGCTTCCCAAACATTCCGACTCTGCGAACAAAACGCTCGGCGTTATGCTCGATATCATTACGAAGCTCGGACATAAGCCGGAGGCGGTGGACGACTTTGACAAAGAGGCTAACGGTTGAACTGGATCCTGAGTTATTACCAGAAGATCTGCGACGGGTCTGTTCTGGTAGGGCGCTGGGTTCGGCTCTGTTATGAAATGATCGTGAAAGGACTTCAGGAGAAGTCCTTTTTTTATGACCAGAAGAAAGCGGATCGAGTGATCGACTTCGCTGAGAAGTATTGCCGGCATCATGAGGGTGCTTTAGGCGGGAAGGTCATAAAGCTCGAGGAATGGCAGAAGGCTTTTCTCTCCATTCTGTTCGGGATAGTCGACGAGGAAGGTAACCGTCAGTTTCGGGAAGTCCTGCTCGTCATTGGAAGAAAGAACGGCAAGACGTTGCTGGCCGCCATCATTGGTGCGTTTTGCGCGTACTGGGACGGTGAGTACGGCGGACGTATTTACATGGCCGCGCCGAAGCTGCAGCAGGCGGGTCTTTGTTATGACGCTTTTTATCAGATCGTCAAAACGGACCCGAAGCTGAACGAGAGGGCGAAGAAGAGAAGAACGGACATTTATATCGAGAAGTCAAATACCTCGATCGCACCGTTGGCCTTTTCGGAGAAGCGAGCGGACGGCTTGAACATATCGCTTGGGATATTGGATGAGGTTGCCGCTTGGCACGGAGAAGCTGGCAAGAGATTTTACGAAGTGTTGAAAAGTTCTGCCGGTGCAAGAAGGCAACCCATCCTTTTATCGATATCCACGGCGGGATATGAGAACGAAGGCGCGTTCGACGAACTGGTCAAGCGCGGAACCAGAGTCCTGCTTGGTGATAGCAAAGAGACAAGGCTCCTGCCGCTGATCTATCAGATCGACGACGAGGAGAAGTGGAACGATATCAACGAGCTCCGGAAGTCGAACCCGAACCTGGGCGTTTCCGTTTCGGTCGACTACCTGCTCGAAGAGATAAGGATCGCGGAAGGTTCGCTTTCGAAACTGGCCGAGTTCAAGACGAAGTATTGCAACCTCAAGCAGAACGCTTCGAGTGCTTGGCTTTCCATGAAGGCGGTCAACGGTGCCATGTGTGAGGCGCTGGATCCGAACGACTTCCGCGACTGTTACTGCGTGGGAGGTATCGACCTATCGCAAACGACCGACTTGACTGCAGCGTGTTTCGTTATCGAACGCTCTGGCGTCGAGTATGTTATCGCGCACGCCTGGCTTCCCGGCGAGAAGATCGAGGAAGCGACCGCACGCGACGGCATACCGTACCGGGAACTGATGCAAAAAGGCTTCGTCAGTGCTTCCGGTGAAAACTTTATCGATTATCACGACGTCTATGACTGGATCGTGAGAATGATTCGAGAGTACCAACTGTACCCGCTTATGATCGGGTATGACCGATACTCTTCGCAGTATCTAATCTCTGACTTAAAGAAGGCGGGGATTCATTTAGAGGACTGCTGGCAAGGCTGGAACATGACACCGGCCATCCAGCGCTTAGAGGGTGAACTTAAAGACGGACTTTTGAAGATCGGTAACAACGATCTGATGAAGATACACCTGCTCGACGTTGCTTTAAAGAAAGACACGGAGAGCCGGCGCGTAATGATCACGAAGCTGAGCCCTATGAGCCACATAGACCTTTGTGCGTGCCTCTTGGACGCTCTGATCGTGAAGGATAAGTGGAGCGCCCAGATCGGCGAGCAATTAAAGAACTAGCGAGGTAGAAAAAGTGGGACTTTTTGAAAAACTCTTCCCAAAGAAGGTTACGGCTAACCTTCCCTTTGACCGTTGGGAAACTCTGACAGCGTATAAGGCAGCCTTTACCACTTGGCGGGGCGAGATCTATGAGTTCGACCAGGTGCGTTCTGCTATTGACTGCCTCGCGAGGAACTCGGCGAAACTGAAGCCCGTTATGACCGGATCAGCGAAGCCGAGACTCAGGACCGCGATCAAGTCGCAGCCGAACCCGTACCAGACTTGGTACCAGTTCCTTTATCGGACACGTACCATCTGGGAAATGCAGAACAACGCGATCATTATTCCGATCCTGGACGAGTACGACGAGACGACCGGACTGTTCTCCGTGCTCCCGTCCGAGTGCGAAGTAGTTTCGTATAAGGGCCGTGAGTACCTGAGATATAAGTTCTACGGTAACAAGTGCGCGGCGATCGAGCTTGACCGCTGCGGGATCATTACGAAGCACCAGTACAAGGACGATATCTTCGGCGCTCGTAACAATGCCCTGAACGGGACCTGCGATCTGCTCGACCTGAACCGTCAGGCGATCAAGGAAGCGATTAAGAACTGTTCGACGTTCCGCTTCATGGGCCGTATGGGGAACTTCGCGAAGGACACGGATATTGCGGCTGAACGTAAGAGAGTCAAGGAAGCGAACCTGAAGGATAGGGAAGGCTTCCTTCTTCTTTTCTCGAATCTGATCGAGGACGTTAAGCAGGTCGACGTGAAGCCGTTCACGATCGACGAAAAGCAAATGGCGCTTATCAATTCCAACGTCGAGAAATACTTCGGTGTTTCGACGGATGCGATCAAGTCCGAGCTGGTCGGCGATAAGGCGGCGGCTTTCTATGAAGGCTCGATCGAGACCTGGGCGATCCAGACGAGCGAAGTCATTACGAAGATGCTCTTCACTCAGACGGAGCGGAACATTGGAAACTCCTGGTACCTGACGGCGAACAGGATCCAATTCATGACGAACGCTGAGAAGCTGAACGTTTCTAGTTCCATGGCTGACCGTGGACTTATGACGATAAACGAGATCCGAGAGATCTGGAACTTACCGCCGGTAGAGGGCGGCGATCGACTGATCGCGAGGGGCGAGTATTACTACATGGATCCGACCGCGGACCCGAGCAAACAGGAGGAACAGGAAAATGCCGAGTAACACAAACAGAGAGTATCGAAGCATGGAACTTCGTGCGGCGACAACAGAAGCCGAGGAAAAGAACTTCGTTGTTGAAGGTTACGCTACTACATTCGGAGACACGTACGAACTTTTTCGTGACGGTGACTACATTGTGAAAGAGAACGTTGACAGAAACGCTTTCGCGAACACCGACATGAGCGACGTTGTGTTCCAGATCGACCATGAGGGCCGTGTCTATGCCAGAACGAGAAACGGATCACTTGGTCTCGAGATCGACGAGCACGGACTCAAGACAAGAACGGACCTGGGTCTTACTTCCGGATCACGCGAAGTATATGACGCTATTCAGGCAGGACTTTATGACCGCATGAGTTTCGCGTTCACGGTAACGAAGGATAGTTTCACCGAGGAAGCAAGAGACGACGGAACAACTGTTCTGACGAGAACGATCCTTGAGGTCGGAAAACTATACGACGTTAGCGCGGTATCGTTCCCCGCTAACCCTTACACAGATATTTCAGCACGATCAAAAGATGTGTTTGACGGAGAGATCAAGCGCATTGAGGCGGAGCGACTTCATCGTGAAGAAATAAGAAAAACGCGCGAGGCGATCCTCGCAAGATTAGGTCAGGAGGTAAACACAAATGACTGACATCAAAAACATGACGATCGAAGAGGTCGAAGCTCGCGCCGCTGAAATCGTCAAAGAGATCGAAGGCGGCGAGGTAGCAGAGGAGCGTCTTGCTCAGCTCGATACCGAGTCGAAAGAGATCGAAGAAAGAAAAGCCGAGCTTAAGAAGGCTGCAGCCGAAGCCGAGGAAGTCCGCAGTGCGGTCGCCGAGGACAAGGTTGTCGTCGAAGAAATCAAAGAAATTGTCACGGAGGAAAGAACTATGACAAACAAAGAAGTCGTTGCATCTGCTGAGTACAGAAATGCATTTAAGAACTACATCCTTTCCGGTAAGGACGAAGAGTGCCGCGCTCTCCTGACAGAGAACGTTGCTACTGGTAAGGTTCCGGTTCCTGAGATCGTTTACGATATCGTTAAGAACGCTTGGGAAAAAGAAGGCATCATGCAGCTCGTTAAAAAGACATACCTCAAGGGAAACCTCAAGGTTGGTTTCGAAGTATCTGCTGACGGCGCAGTTATCCACACTGAAGGCGACAACGCTCCGAACGAAGAGAAGCTCGCTCTTGGCGTAGTAGAACTCGTTCCTGCTTCCATCAAGAAGTGGATCACTATCTCTGACGAAGTCGTTGACATGGACGCTGGATCCTTCCTCAAGTATGTTTACGACGAGGTTGCTTACCAGATCGCTAAGAAGGCTGCTGATACTCTGATCGCTAAGATCGAGGCTTGCGGTACTGTTTCCACAAACACACCTTCCGTTAATGTTGGTGTTCCGGTTGTAGAAGCTGACTCTATCTCCCTCGGCCTTATCGCTTCCGCTATCGGTAAGCTCTCCGATCAGGCTGCTAATCCGGTAATCATCATGAACAAAGGCACTTGGGCTTCCTTCAAGGCTGTTCAGGCTGCTGGTTCCTATGGTTATGATCCGTTCGAGGGTCTGCCGGTTGTATTCAACAACTCTATCGAGGCTTTCTCCGCTGCTACAACAGGCGTTACCTACGCTATCGTCGGTGACCTTGGTGAAGGAGCTATCGCTAACTTCCCGGCTGGCGACGAGATCACACTGAAGTTCGACGACCTGTCCCTCGCTGAGAAGGACCTCGTTAAGATCGTTGGTCGTGAGTTCGTAGCTCTCGGTGTTGTAGGCCCTGACTGCTTCGTCAAGATCGCTAAGGTTTCTGAGTAATCTCTAGCCTAAAGTTCGTGGAGGGTTCTTGATATGGCAAAAATACTGATTTGTATCCCGGCTATGGATCAGGTGGCGACTGGGTTCGCTCAGTCGCTCGCCATGCTCCAGAAGGGCGGGCATGAGGTCGCGATCATGTTCCAGTGCGGCTCACTGGTGTACGACGCCAGGAACAAACTGGCGATGGAAGCACTCAAAATGGGCGCTGAGTACACTATGTGGTTTGACAGTGACATGATCTTCGAACCTGATACCATGCTCAAGCTCTTGGCCGACGACAAAGATATCGTTTCCGGTATCTACTTTCGAAGATCTCCGCCGTACACACTGGTCGCTTTCGGCGAGTGTGACGTGGAGAACAGGAAATGGACGAACGCGGAAATCCCGACAGAGCTGGCTAAGGTCGGCGGTGTCGGATTCGGCTGCGTACTGATGAAAACGGACGTACTGTTCGAAGTCGCCTCGAAGTTTAAGACCTGGTTCGAACCTTTCAACGGTTTCGGCGAGGACTTGGCTTTCTGCTGGCGTGCGAAGGAGTGCGGTTACGACGTGTGGCTTGACCCGAAAGTGTCCTGCGGACATATCGGTCACATTGTAGTCACAGAGGCCATGTCAAGGGCCATTCAGGAGGGTAGAAAAGATGAAGGTAAAAGTTAAAGCACCGTTCTTCGACGAAAACGGAATCCATAAGGTCGGCGAGATCGCAGAAGTGAAGAACTTCCGCCCCGAGTACATGGAACTGGTCGAAGAGAAGAAAGAAAAGGTCGAGAAGGCGGTCGCAAAGGCCCCGAAAAAGACCACAAGAAAGAAGGTATAACGGTATGGCCGTGAATAGTGCATTTTTAGCGAAGGTGAAAACGAGCCTCCGGGTCAGTGCGAACACTTTTGACTCTCAGATCTCCGATCTGGTCGAAGAAGCGATCCTCGACCTCACGAAAACGGCCGACATTCAGACCTTCACAACTGAGGCGGGCGGTTATGATGCGCTCCAGTACGGAGCGGTCGTGGCGTACGTCTCTTATAAATGGTTCAACGACGCGAAGTATTTTGACGTTTACAACGACATGAAGCAGAAAATGGCTCTGTCAGGAACGTACAGGGTGGTGGTCGACAATGATGAATAATCAGACGAAGGTCGACCTCGTGATTATCACCACCGAGAAGGACGATATCAACCAGATCGTTGAGAAAACAAGGACCACGGCGAGCGTTTTCGCCGAGGTCCTTTCCATTTCTCAGTCTGAGTTCTTCGAAGCGGGGCGGTTAGGGTTTCAGCCGGAGCTCAAGATCGTCATGTACGACTTTGAGTACAACGACGAGAAGATCGTCCGCGTGAACGGGAAACTGTATTCGGTGTACCGTACGTACTACATTATCGGATCCGACCGAGTCGAACTGTATCTCGAGGAGAGAGGGGGTACTAAGGATGAGCAACCTGAACCTAGTCCAGATGATCAGACACCTTAACACCCTGTCCGCTCCGTCGTACTACGACCACGCTCCCGTCGGTACGCGCCTTCCGTTTATCGCTATCCACACGTCGCAGCCGCAAGGCTTCCGTGCGGACAACGTGAACTATCAGAGGCGCTGGGAGTTCCGGATCGATCTCTATGAGGTCGAAAAGGACATGGATAACGAAGCCGAGATCGAGACACTTCTCGACAGTCTCGGTATTCCGTGGTCACAGTCGGAACAGTACCTCGACGGTCAGAGCTGCTGGGAGATCGAATATGAGTTTGACGTTCTCGGCTTGCCTGATGAACCGGCTCCTGAGCCTGATCCGGAGGACGAAGAAGATGGCTAACACTGAGATCAGTATCGGCGATCCCGCTGCACTGCAGCGCACGGTCGAAAGTTATCTCCAGAACTTCGGTTCGAACGTCTCGGGTGCCTTGAGTGAAGCGCTTGACGAAGTCGGCAAGGAAGCGGTCAAGAAATTGAAAGCGACCTCACCGAAAAAGACGGGTGCTTATGCGAAAGGCTGGCGGTTCAAACGTCAGGTCAAAGGCAAGACCGGATTCCAGGCGATCGTGTACAACGCGAGGCGCGGACAGTTAACCCACTTGCTCGAGTACGGACACCCGCTTATCAGTGACGGCAAAGTCGTTGGTCAGGCGAAGTCAGAATCGCACATTGGACCAGTTAACGAATGGGTACAGAGCGAACTACCCCGACGCTTCGCTCAAAAAGTTCAAAAATAACAGGAGGATATCGCTATGGCGAACAACAAAGTTAAATACGGCCTGAGCCGTGTCGCTTATGCGCTTGTTACCGAGACCACCGTGTCCGGGGTTACAACTTCCAGCTACGGTAGTTTGAAAGACCTCAAAGGTGCGGTTTCACTTAGCCTCTCAAGCTCCGGATCTAAGAGCGTATTCCGTGCAGATAACGAGGACTACTTCGTATCTTACGGTCAGGGCGGCTTCGAGGGTTCTCTGGAAGTAGCAAGAGTGAACGAGGACTTCATGAAAGACGTTCTCGGTATGCAGGCTGACGACGATAACATTCTCGTCGAGAGCTCCGAGAGCTTCCAGAAAACAACTTACTTCGCTCTTCTGTTCCAGTTCGAAGGCGATCAGCATAGCACTCAGCACTGTCTGTATAAGTGCTCCTGCTCTCGTCCGGATATCGCTTCCCAGACAACTGGTGAAGGCGGTTCTATCGATCCGCAGACAGAGACACTCAACATTACCGCAGTTCCGAGAGCTGATTCGGATAAGTACATCCACATTCAGACTCAGGACAGCACGAGCACGGCCGTAGTCGCTGCTTGGTACTCCGCAGTACCGGTACCGACCTTCACACCGTCTCCGTAATAAGAAAAACGTGTTTTGGTGGGAGGGTCGAAAGGCCCTCCCTTTTCTTTCGTGGAGGACTATATGGAAAGAACTATTTTGATGGGTGAAAAAGAAGTGAAGTTCAAGAGTTCAGCAGCAACGAACCTTCTGTATAAGAGGGTTTTCGGAGAGGACATTCTCCTAAAGCTCGCAGAATACTCGAAGAACATCAAAGAAATGCAGAAAGCGAACGCAGAAGTCAAGGCTTTACAGGCTGACGAGACGAAGCCGAAGGAAGAGATCCTTGAGGCTATGAACAATTATCTTAACTCGGAAGTGTTCGTTAAGGCGAACGAGTTCCAGCGCGACACGCTCCCTCAGCTCGCTTTTATTATGTGGCTCGAAGCCAACGAGCCGGCTGAGAAGATCTTCTCAAAACTTAACCAGGAACAATATCTCTTCTGGCTAATGACCATTAACCAGGACGAGCTTCTCGACGCTACCAGTCAGGTTATCGATATCTGGCAGAGCGGCGCGAAGAACCATAGTAAACCAAAAAACTGAAAAGGCCGCTTGACCGTGAGTTTACAACGGCGCTTTACCTTCTCAGGTGCAAGCAGCTCGGATTCACCGTCCGGGAGCTTCTCGACCTGGACTACGGCGAAGTGTCGGACGTCATGATCGAAGCGGCGAACGACCATGAGAAATATGACTACCTGGCAACCCAGGCTGACTTTGATAATTTTGGAGGTATGCTCTAATGGCTGGCAATAAAATCGTTGGTATCACGATCGATATTGAAGGTAAAACGTCAGGCTTGACGAAGTCCCTCCAAGAAGCGAACAGTGCGATCAGCAAGACTTCCGCAGCGTTAAAGGACGTTGATAAAGCGCTCCAACTGGATCCGACGAACGTCGAACTCCTTGCTCAGAAAGAACAGCTCCTCAATACGCAGATCGAGCAGACGAATAACAAGCTCGAGATCATGCAGCAAGTCGCAACTGATGCGAACGCGGCTCTTGAGCGTGGCGACATTTCTCAAGAACAGTACGCTTCATTGACCGCGGAGATCTCCAGAACGAACTCCGAACTCGGTTCCTTGAACGAGCAGGCCGACGAGAACGCTCAGGCTATGCAGGATATCGAGGACGGTGTCGACGGTGCGGCTGATGAAATGGACGAACTCAGCGACGCTTCCGAAGAGACGGGTAAGGGTCTTGAGACCTTAAAAGTCACGGCTGAGGCGGTCGGCGCGGCTATGGCTGCGGCTTTCGCGGCTGCGGTATCTGCAGCGAAGGAAGTCGGACAGGCGCTTATTGACTCCACAATGGAGACGGCGGCCTTTGCTGATGAAATGATGACCATGTCGTCTAAGACTGGCTTGTCTACCGACACTCTTCAGGAATTAACATACGCGGCAGAACTTCTCGACGTTGACGTTGGAACCGTTACCGGATCCATGACGAAGATGGAGAAAACAATGTCCTCTGCTGCGGAAGCAAACGAGAAATACCGCGAAGCACAGGCCGAGCTTGACGCTCAGCTCGCCGAGGGCAAAATTACTCGAGACGAGTGGGTCGAAGCATCTGAGGCGGCTGAGGCGGCAACTGTAACCGCTTACGATAAAATCGGCGTAGCCGTCCAGAACGCAGACGGATCCTTCCGATCTGCTGAAGAAGTGTTCTGGGACACGATTGACGCATTAGGCGAGATCGAGGACCCTGTCGAGAGGGACCTCGCAGCCATGGAACTGATGGGTAAGTCAGCCAAAGAGTTAAATCCGCTCATAGAGGCGGGGTCGGGCGCTTTCAGGGAACTCGCAGAAGAGGCACACGAGACCGGCTACGTCATGAACGAGGACACGCTCGACGCTTTCGGCGCGTTCGACGACCAGATGGTTCGTTTTAACAATGCGACAGACAACGCTCAGCACGCGCTCGGTGGCATTTTGCTCCCTATGCTCGGAGACCTTGCCTCTGATGGTACGGACTACCTTAACGAGTTCGCTCAGGCGGTTTCCTCAAGCGGTGGCGACGTTGATGCGATCGGCGACGCGATCAGTAAGATTCTTCCGAAGGTTTTTGAAACGGTCAATAAGATCGCGCCGAAGATCTTCAAACTGATCGGACAGGTCGTTGACAATATCCTTCAGATCTTTATTGATAACCTCCCGCAGTTCGTAAATACGGCTATGGATATTATAAAGGCCCTCGCTGATACCTTGCTCAAGCCGGACAACATTAAGAAGATTATCGACGCGGCGGTCAATATCGTACTGACTTTGGTCGAGTACATTATCCAGAACCTTCCGCTGATTATTGAAGCGGCTATCAAGATTATCGTTGCGGTCGTTCAAGGCTTAACCGAAGCGCTCCCGAAACTGATCCCCGCGATTATCGAAGCGCTCAAGACGATAGTAAAGACACTGATCGACAACCTTCCGCTTCTGCTCGAAGCAACTCTGCAGTTAGTTATCGCGGTCGCTATGGCGATTATCGACAACCTTCCCGAGATCATCAGCGCTCTCGTCGAGGTTGTTGCTGCGGTCGTCGGATTCCTGCTCAGTCCTGAAGGACTCGGCCTGATCGTTGACGCGGGTTATCAGCTCCTTGTCGGACTGGTAACGAAGCTCCCAGAAGCGCTCACGGAGATCATGAGCGGTATCGGAGACATTGTTGACGATATCCTCGGCGCTTTCGGTGACGACGGTCTTGCCGGTGGTCTTTCTGAGATCTGGAACGGAATCTGGGACATGATCAAGGGCGTTATCAATACGATCATTGGCGGTATCAACGGTATGATCAGCGCGATCGAGGGCGCGATCAACGCGATTATCGGTGCGATCAACTCCCTGTCCTGGGAGATCCCGTCGTGGGTGCCGGGACTCGGCGGTTACACGTTCGGATTCGATATTCCGAAGGCAGACTTCCCGAGAGTGCCTGAACTGGCACAGGGCGCGGTCATTCAGCCGAACAACCCATTCCTGGCTGTTCTCGGTGACCAGTCTAACGGCGTAAATATCGAGGCACCGCTCGACACGATCAAACAGGCCGTTGCCGAGGTCACAGGCTTAGGCGGTCAGGAGATCATTATCCCCGTCTATATCGGTCAGGAACGTATCGAGACGATTATCGCACAGGCGAACAGTAACCTGAGTTTTATTTCCGGAGGTAGATAAGTATGTTGGGATCAAACTACATGACTCTTAACGGGGTGTCTCTTCCGAACCCGAAGGACGGGATCACGATCTCGTACCAGAACATAGAGCGAACGGCACAGTCCGAAGCGGGTACCGACCTTGCGGTAGTGACGAGGCTCAAAAAGAGAACGTTCTCTTGGACGGCTTACGTCACTTCCGAATGGAAAGCGAAGTACGAGACGATCTGCGGACTGACTCAATGCACGTTCGTATTTAACTCGGAGACCATAACGGTCCGCGCTCGTATCTCAGGAGCGACCATGTCTCCCGACTCCGAGTATGCGGACAGAACGAACGGACTTTGGACTTTAGGTATTCAACTTATTGAGGTGTAAAAGATGTACACAGGATCAGCGGACTTTCAAACGGTGAACGCAAGACCGATTCAGAAGCAGAGGATAACCGGCACCGTTGACGGTGTCGCCTTTACTTCTCGGGATATCCTTAACGGTTCGCTGAGTATATCGAACCAGTGTTCCGACAGTTCCGACTATAAACTGGGCGGTGTGTTCGTCGGGCAGATGGCCGTGACGTTTCTAAAGTCGTTCGCCGTGACTGCGGAGACATGGCAGGGCAAAGAGATCGTGGTCAACTTCGGTCTTTGTATCGACGAAGATAACGATATCTGGGAGGACTTCTCCCTCGGACACTTCACCGTGTACGAAGCAAACAGTGTCGCGGACGGTATCGCGATCAAGGCGTATGACGCTATGGCGAACTTTGACAAGGTCGCTACTTGGCAGCCGGTCGGAACATTGTACCAGGTGCTTCAGAAACTTTGCCAAAGATGCAATGTCACTCTCGGCATGACTCAGCTCGAGGTCGAGGCACTTATCAACGGCACGCAGAACTACGGCTTGTGGCCTGAGAACGACTGCACAACTTATAGAGATCTTCTTTATTGGTGCGCGGTGACGGTCGGCGGATTCGCCACGATCAACCGAGACGGTGAACTGATCCTGAAATCGTATAAGCGGATCATGGATCAGGTGGCGACTACTCCGGTACTCGCTTGGGATAAGCGCTGCACCGGCGCAAAGGTGTCGGACTATAAGACGTACTACCGCGGACTGTATCTGACGGATGCAAAGACGGACGAGGCGAAGTATTACGGAAACGCTTCGGGAGGGCCTGCGTACGATATGGGAAAGAACCCGTTTATCCAGTACGGAACGCAGACGACCAAAGACCAGATGGCAAACAACGTGCTCCAGTCCTTACAAGTACGTCTGAGACCGTTCACGGCGACGATCATGTCGGCTCCGATCTGGGAACTGGGCGACATTATTTCCATGACCGGCGGACTGGCAACGGGGTACGAATCAAGAACGGTAGTCCATTCCTGGAACTACTCGACCTCAAAAGGCACGACTATCGCGTGCTACGGATCAAACCCCGCGCTTGCGAACGTGTCGAAAGACAAGAGCGCTTCGGCTGCTTCGAAGTCAGCCGCTATGAACGGTATCTCGTATAAGCGGTACTCTAACCCGAACGAGATCGTGGTCGGTGGATCCGAGGCGAAGGTGTGTGATATCTACTTCACGGCGGAGAAAGTCACGGACGTTGAAATGTGGCACGAGTTTTTAATTGACACGGCGCTGACTGATTCCTCTATGACGCTTGAGGCTATCTACTACCTTGACGGCGTGGAGCTTTCTCGTCGTCCGGTGGAAACGTACTCCGATACCGCTGAGCACATCCTGACGCTGAACTACTGTTTAGGCGTGGACGAGGGTAATCACCGTTGGGAAGTGTACCTACTCGCCACAGGCGGAACGGCGACGCTTGACGCCGAGGACGGTATCTCTGTATTGAAAGGTCAGGGACTTGCAAAGGGCGACGTCTGGGACGGCGTTATCATCCTCGCGGACGAGGTTTCCTTTGTCTATGCTACTACGACCTTGCTCGGTGTTACTACTTCGGTCAACGTGAACAACGTTACGAACGATACTGAGGGACTTTCGGATAACGTCAGTTATCAGGATCAGGAGAATGTACTCATTGTTATCTCAGAAAACCTCGTGGTCACTCTGATCACGGGCGACCATATCAACCGAATGGGTGAAAACTACATGATGGGAACGGAGGGGGTTTTGTTATGATTTCTAATCCTTATGTCTCGCGTACTTGGAAAGACCATATTTCCGAGTACCCGACACGGCGCATCCTGACCGATACGTCGACATTGGAGACTACTCAGGTGACGGTGACCAGAGACGAGGGAACGGTGACCGAGGCGGGCGACAACTGGGACGCTTCGAACCTGAACGGCATGGAGAGCCGTATCAACTTGGCTTTCTCGGCTTTGTCGGCGTGTGGGTTTGTTGAGGTAACGGGGACACTCTTAACGGGTGCTACCTCGATTACTTTGTCGGACGCTTCGATTACAACGTCGTCGACTATCGACCTGTTCACCGATACTTACGGAGTGAACCCGACCGCTATGAGCGTGTCAACGGGGTCTGTTACGTTGACGTTTGACGCTCAGGAGAGCGATCTCGGCGTGAAAGTGAGGGTGTACTAATGGCTTGGTATAGATGCGGAGGCGGTGGACTTCCGTCGGGGTTACAGACCGACATGGACGCCGTTCTCAATAAGAAGTTTTCGACCTCGACGACTTATCCGCCGGCGGACTGGCCTGACACGGTGAACCTCATGGGTCCTCTCCCCGAGCGCACGGCATCGGGGTCTATCGCCCACATCACGGACGGCGCTGACACCGTGCCTGTCAAGTCGTGGCAAGTGACTTTGCCCGCTTCGCTTTCGGGTTATAGTGAGATAGGGTGCTATAAGGGCGGTAAGAACTTACTGCCGCTTATCATTGATTATTCGAATTTCGAAAGCGAAAAGAATTCGATGACTTGCACACTTTTGCCGAATGGAAAACTCAAGTTTAACGGCACTACAACGGCAAGCACAGACTTCACTTTTTATCCTGCATCTACACCAAATGCGCCTCATCTTTATGTTCCGAATGGTGAATATACTTTCAGCAATATCGGAAGTAATGACGTCAAAATGGTCGTTTCGGGCGGAAGTAACAATGGCTTTCCTTATAGGGAAATAGTCAACACATCTTATACTGGAAATGTCACCGATGATACAAAACCATTCAATTATGTGGTGTTCAGAATTGCAAGCGGTGTCACTCTGTCTGACGTGGTAATTGAGCCGATGCTCGAAGTCGGTTCATCTGCATCTTCCTATGAGCCGTATATAGCCCCGACACAGTACACGGCTTCCCTCGGTCGCACGATTTACGGCGGTACGGCGGACGTGGTCACAGGCGAAGGGGAGGACGAAAACGGAAACGCTTTCACCTTCACACCGCTTTCCCCGACACCAGAAACACCGCTTGGCGTGTCGAACTGGTGGGCGGATAACGGAGATAGTAG